TGCTTAGTGATTTGACGACCAGACAACGTAACTGACTGCCCGATTCTTTTATCGTAGAAACGACAATGCTCATTCAAAAGTGCGCCATATGCAGAGTTAAGCAAAATCTTACGAACTAGCTGACGCTTATCGTAATACTCAAACTTGTCTGTGCCATATGCAGCCTTTGCTTCTTTCTGAATGCTCTTACGCTCTGAATACCAACGTGAAAGCAATCCTGGAATGACACCTTCTTTCTCATACGTAAAGATTGTGCCATTAGCACTAATCATCCAAGGGCGATGACTGTCAAAGATAAGCTTCCAAATCTCTGCGGCACTCATTTCAACACTGCGACCATCTTCATAGTCAATAGTGAGCATAGTGCCACGCTCTTGGTTCATAATAGCAGTATATTCTATTGAACCAAACAAGTTTTCCCAAAGAATAGCACCAGTAACACCATCAGCATCATCGCCATTCTTTTTCTTACGCTTGTTTTTAGCAAGTGCAATGCTCTTTTCATGCATATAATTGTCAGTCAATGATTGACGAACTTGACCTACGATAGTTTCGGGGGCCATGTTCAATGCACGAATAGCAGATGGATACAGTGAGTTAATGTCAACTGCGCCGACCCATTCGTGAATGCCCTTCTTTGGAACAGCAACGTAAGCACCAGCTGCTTGCTGCTCATCACCATAACTATCTTTACGCTTCTTGTCAGGAACAATCATATCACGGCTATGCGCTTCGTTATAGATTGCCATTTCAATCATCGCCACCGAACCCATGACAGTCGGAAGCAACACTGTGTTTTCATGTGCTAGAGCATTTGCAAGATCAAGGAACTTAAGCTTGTTGTGAATCTTATACACCAGCAAAGTATCTTGACGGTTATACTCTACGAACTTCTTGAAGTCTTTGTTGTACAACTGGTCAAGACTACCTTCATACGGAGTCTTACGTTCACCCAATTCATATTCACCAATTGAGTCAAGTGAATAGCTGTGGCGTGATTCGTAGTTGTACTTCTTATACAACTGTAGATAGTCCATATGAATACGACCAATTAAGTCATACGTCTGTTCTTCCTTACCAAAGCGTTCATAAGTACGAGGCTTTGGAAGTTGTCCAAGCAGACAGAACTTGCGTGTATCATCCTTACTCATAATACGAGTAACACGATTCACGCAATAGGGAATATCGTAGCCTTCAGAGTTCCAACCAGTAATTACGTCTGCATCTTCAATCAATGCAAAGAATGTTTCAAACATTTCAATTTCACTGCGGAACAATAAGCAGTTTTCAAACTCTGCTGTTAGTTCCTGTGCAGTTTCGTCACTCATATGTCTGGGAGGCATAACGAGTGTCACTAGTTGTTCTAGCCAATCTAGATATACTGAAATAGCAGTGACCGCATTGAATGGATCATCCGTTGGGCTGTATCCACGTTCTCGGTCAAAGTCAACTTCAATATCGAAGAATGCTGTGTGAAGCTTGGGAGGTTCTGCTCCCAAATAGTTGTCACTCAAGCATCTGAAAACTACAGGAATATCGCTCTCAAATAGTTCTTTGCCGCGATGAATCCTGCGCTCCTTCTCAAACTCAGCCTTCTTGCGAGTAGAGAAACGACTTACAGGATCTCCGAAGATGCTACGATACTTGCCCTTAGGGTCGCTATAGTAAAATGTATAGTTTGTTTGATATTCCTTGTAGAGGCGCTTACCCTCAGGGGTTCGTTCCACCACATGAATACGATCAGATTTATTATCTAATATAGCGTCAATGTATGACATTAATTAGGCTTTACCCACAGTTTGTAGAATCGTGTTAAGTTCTTCGTTTGCTTCGTTTTCTTCGTTAAGACGCTGCTTGTGTGCAATCTTGATTGCCTTCTTGAGAACACTTGGCTTAACTTCAAGTTCTTCTGCAATCGCCTTAACAGTGTCATTGAGACCTTCGTTAAGCGTATCAACTTCCTGTAGAACGCTGATACCTTCGTTGATAAGTTGAGTAAGTTTTACTTTTGCTTCCGCATTAAATGTACGTGACATGTTTTCTCCTTTAGTCTAATTAGTATAACAGACTACGTAGAGAATTCAACTATAATGGTAACCGTTATTGAAATACGTGGTTATTTTTTTCGCCGTAAATCTTGATGTACTTACCGGCGAGCATGTCAGCCATTGCTTCGATGGGACTTCCTGGATAACTATCACCAGGTTTAATCATGCCTAATTCGTGTTGGCGAACATGGACCAACTCGTGAAATACTGTTCTAAGGATATCTACCAGGTTGCGATTCTTTGCATACACCCAAACACTGCCTTCGCCAGGAACGTGACCACCGGTATGATGATTTGTTTGGGCCTCTTCGGTATCCATTGATAGTTCTACAGTGGGAACCTCTTTAAGATTAAGCTTTTTAGCAGTCCACTCAACGAACTTTTGAACTTCGTTTTCTAAATCACAGTCTACATTGTCGGCTTCGTCCAGCTTATTCTTTACCCAACGATCAGGCGTATCCTTAAATTTCTTCTTAAACAAGTCGTGTAGTGCTTTGTCGGTGATTTTGTGCTTTTTAGCAATCTTTTTCATTAGAGTGTCAATAGTATTGTAGTCGTGTTTTGCAAGCGAGGGCAATCGCTTAGCTAATTCAATTTCAGGAGACTCATTAACACTCTCGCCGCCGCCACCGTCTCCGCCGAAGTCACCACTAGAATCGCCGGCACCAAAGAAGGCATATCCAGGGAAGAAATACCCACCATAGGCGCGGCGAGATTTGGTTTTTCTGCGCTTTTTCTTGCGCTCTGTAATGAATTCGGTAGCTCTCATATATGTATTTATCATTTGGATATGGTAATGGCGACGAATTTCTTCGCCGCCATTCCATTCAGTCAATTATTAGAAACGAAGACCGAAGCCTACGAGTCCGCCGTGACGACCAACAGCGCCGTCAAAGTCAGAGTAGCGATACTCAGCCTTAACGAATGTTGAGCCAACAAGCTTCACTTCAAGACCACCACCAACGGTGAGACCTTCCAAGTTTGCAGTATTACGGCAAACTGCTGGAGTATTCCCAATGCGAGGTGTGCAAGTCTGAGGACGCTCAAGATTGGCGTAACCGACGCGGGTATAAGCAAGAACATTCTTGTTCAAGGTATAACCAAGACGAGCGGCTGCGCCAAGATCAGCCTTCTCAAAGACGTTAGCAGCGGTTGCTTCTGCACCGACAACTACCTTACCGAACTGAAGGTCATAACCAAGGGCTGCGCCATAAGCAATGTCAGTCGTGTCAACACCACCAGTAACGTCATCAGCTCCAGCGGTTACCTCAACACGAGGACCGGCAAAATCAGATGCCATTGCAGGGGTAGTAAAAGCAGCGGTTGCGAGTGCTGCGAGTGCGATTAACTTCTTCATACTTTATTTTTTCCTTTAAGTTTGAAAGTCTGACATTTTACTGTCAGTCTTATATTTACAACATATATGTGTCTGTGTCAAAAATATTGGGTAACTTACTTTGAAGTTGCCCTGTACACCCCATCCCACTTAGCGGGAGGATTGTTTCTGAATTCTTGAATTCTTTCAATCATCATATCGTAATACTGGTCCATTTCACCTCTCCAGCACTTCTTTAGATCACTTGCATACTTTTCAGCAGCTTCCCAATGACCTTGACGATATAGTTCTAGGAATTTCATATGCTGTGTCTCGGCCAATATGTCGTGGAAGGGGAACACAGTAAATATTCTAGCAGGCTCAGTCTTACCCTTAACTGCAATCAAATCAAGTTCTACGATTTGGTATTCATCCTTAACATAATAGGCAGTCTTTGGTCCAATGACAATCTTAACGCCGTAAGGCTTTGATTGACCTTCGAGCCTAGCTGCAAGATTGACCCCGTCACCAAGACAAGTATAGTCGAAACGCTGAGTGCTACCCATATTACCGACAACCACAGTATCAGTATTAATACCGAGGCCCATTCCAAAAGCTGGGATGCCTTCTTTTTTAATCTCATTATTGAATTCCTCTAATGAATTGAGCATTGTGAATGCTGTTCTAACTGCGTCTTTGGCGTGCTGTTCGTTGTTTACCGGAGCATTCCAAAACGCCATTTGAGCATCACCTATATACTTATCAAGCGTACCTTTGTTCTCAAGAATTGCTTTGGTCATAGCAGTCATATAACGATTCATGATGCTTGTCAAGCCTTGAACATCTTTACCATAGTGTTCAGAGATAGTTGTGAATCCGCGAACATCAGTAAACATGATTGACAATTCTTGTTCTGTACCACCAAGCTTCAATAGTTCTGGTTGACGCTGTAGTTGTGCAACTAAGTCTGGACTTAGATATGTACCAAACTGCTTCTTAATCTGTTGCTTCTGTAGATACTCACTGATAAACTTAACAGTGTAGATGTGCAGATAGATTACTAATGCAGCCAAAACGTTGAAAGAAATATCAAATAGTATCTTGTTATGGGTAAATAGATACATCGGAGCATAAATATAACCGGCTATTAATATTCCGATCCAAACGATTGAATATCGTACCCGTGATAACAAAATTATCAATAGTGAAAGGACGACGAATGCAAGAAGATCAACAAGACCTACCCAATTCGGAATTGATACAGTCTCCCCAGCTATTAGAGTCTCAAGCATACTCGCCTGAAGGGTGTGGGGATATTGCGCACCTGATGGAGTCGCTACAGGATTCGCAACTCCGTCAGCAGTTACGCCTAATATCACTATCTTACCAGTCAGATCAGGAATTGTCTCGCCGATTTCTACAGAAGAAAACTGGTAGTTCGGATTGATAAAGACACGCCCATATTCATCTGTATTAATCGTACCAAACTGAGGAACACGCAATGCTTCAACACCCGTCTGATTTATCTTCGCTTGATATGAAGGATCTCCCGCAGCAACTCTCAAAAGTTCTAAAGAAAACGCAGGATAGTATTCGCCATTTGAAATCCCTAATAAAGGCACTCGACGGGTTACCCCGTCCGTCTCTGGAAGAGAAGTCGTTATCCCGACGCCTGCGGCAGACTCTTGAAGTGCTGGAATGTTATCAAGCACACATGGATAGTTCGGAAGAAAATCAGTGGGTTGTCCGTCACCAATTACAGCAACGCCTGTGCGGCGAGGGAGACGATTATCCTTAACGCAATCATCAGTAAGTGTTTGACTTAATACAACCGGATATTCTTTTAGTGTATTCGCAAGAACTCCGTCAGTCCCCAAACGATCAGGCTCAGGCATAAGTATAGTGCTACCAACAATGCCAGCCCCTCCGCTATAAAGGTCGCTAATAATTTTAGCATGGACCTCTCTTGGAAACGGATATTGACCATATTTTTCAATTGCTTTCTCCCCTATATTTGCAACTACAATCTGTTCTGATTTGATTGGTTCCCCAAGCATCAGATAGTCATAGTACTTTAGTTTCATACTATCAACTAGGAACGGATTCATCAACTTCACTGATAGCAATAACAATAGTGTAGCTACTGCTAACCAGGGTGACAATAAAATTTTACTCGCTTTGCTTAACATTGATGATAGTTCCTCCGGCTGGTTCGTTGACTTCAATTAGGAATGATTTTCCATTACTGTCTATGAATAGGGTTTTGTTTGAATCCTTCTTCACAACAATATCAACTGTAGTACTTAGTGTTCTGACAAGGCGTAGATAATCGCCTGACATAATGGTTGTAATCTGAGTAGTATTGTCAAGACCAAATCTAGTTCCGCAAAGTTTGACACCATCTCTAGTCATACATTCTTCTGTATTCAAATCATCAAGAAAATCTTCTCCTAAGAAATCTGAATTGATTGCGTTAATATCAAGTTCCGAACTTGCTAACTGGTCTTCTTTTAAATCATCACTAGCAAGAAAATCAATATCAAGTTCTGACAGGTCTAGTAGATTAGTTCTAGCATCAGCAATCTCTTCGGCTGTGCGAACTTCTTCTGCTGGAGATATGATTAGCATATTGTCAATCATATCAAGCGTAAGATTCAATATAACTGGACGGGAAGGTCTGCTGTCCATCGTAGAGACTATAGTAGCCTGAAATGCTTTATTAAGAACGACGAATCCAGCAGCATTAGATACAGTGATTTCGCCTACTGACCCGTCTTCTTCTGGTAAAAGAACAATCAAGCTTTTACCAAAGTCATCTACTGTTGTCGCAAAATCTGTACCTCTAACAGCAATAGTTGCTGTGGGTGTTCTAAGATTGATATTGCCCTTGTTCATCTTGCCTGACTTGCCGGTTGCAAATCTAGCAGTTCCAGATGCAAATCTAAGAGCCATTCTTGAAGTAGATGGTCTACCGCTATAAACGAAGTCATCAATCACAAGTCTAGAATGTTCAGTAACCTTAACAGTAGAATCATCTACGAATGTAATTTCAACTCTGCCGTTGCCAGTTTGTACCCTGTCCATTTTGGCAATAGGTAACTGAGGTCGTGTAGGAACTCTTGCAAAATTCACGACCTCACTTACGCCTCTGTTTTGCGTAACTTTAC